ATGAGAAGCAGACCCCTATTCCGGCGACTCAGCTCGAATATGTGCGAAAAGAGATTTACGATTATTTCGGTGTGAATGACGATATTGTCCAAAACAAAGCTAATGCCGAGAAAATGGATTCTTTCTATCGCGGGGAGCTTTCCCCTTTTTACATGCAGCTTTCGCAAGGACTTACAAATTGCATTTTCACAAACCGGGAGCAATCATTCGGGAACGAAGTCTTTTGCGAGCTCGACCGTCTGCAATTTGAGACACTTCCGAACCGAGTCTCAGCGGCGCAATTCTTGACCAATATCGGAGCGGCTACACTTGACCAAATTCTTGACATATTCGGATTTCCTCCGATCGGAGGAGATGAGGGCGCTCGCCGGGTGCAAACCCTGAACATGGTAAACGCGGCTCTCATAGACAAATACCAACTCGGGAACAAGAGCGAAAACCCGGAACCTGAGCCGGCTCCGGATCCTCCGACAGAATCGGAACCAGGAGCCAACGGAAAGGAGGAGAAATAATGCCTATCATGAAAAACGGGCGTGAATACCGCACTTTGCAGGATTTCGCCCTTGTCCCCCGAGAGGGTGAAAACGACACCTATCGAGTACGGGGAACAGCGGTTGTATTTAATACTCCGACTTGCCTCTATGAGTATGACGGGATCAAATACTACGAGGTGATCGATCGCCACGCTTTCGACGAATGCGACATGTCAGACGTGATTTTCAATTACAACCACGGCGGGAAAGTGGTCTCTCGCCTCCGCAATAAGACTTTGTCGCTCACCATTACCGACCGGGGCCTCGACATGGAAGCCAATCTTTCCGGCACCACAGCAGGCCGAGACCTTTATGAGGAAATCGACGGCGGCTATGTTGATAAAATGAGTTTCTCGTTCTCCGTGAGAGAATCAAAGTATGATTCTCTCACTCATACGAGGACGATTACTAAAATCAAAAAGCTATATGACGTCTCGGCGGTGGATATTCCCGCATACAACGAGACGTCAATTTCTGCCCGGAGCTTTTTCGAGGAGGAGCACTCGAAAGAGATTAAGGCTTTGGAGCAAGCCGCGCGGCGGAGACGCCTTATAGCTCGCACTCGCACATATTCCAATACAAAAATTTAGGAGGAATCATCATGTTTGAAAAAAGACGTAGAGAAATGGAAGCCCGCCGTGCTGAAATCCGCGCACTCCTTAAAGACGCGACCGACGAAGAACTCGAAAGGCTTGAGCGGGAGCTCGACGATCTCGACGCTGAGGAGGCCGTCATGAACAGAAAAGAAGCTGCTTCCGGACGTCTTACTCGTGGCGGGTCGTCAGGTGATCCTGTCCCCGGCGCTCCGAATCCGATCGTAGGCCGCCATGGAGCCGCGCCGG